GAGGATGTATCCGATCTCTGCGTCGTCGGAGTCCTCCTGCATGTGCGCAGCGCGAAGACAGTACGCCGCCATGCCGATGTCTTCCCGTGCGCTGCGCAGGCGCCCTAGACTTTTTTTGCGGCCTCAGCGTTTGCGACGCCAGCCGACTTAAGCACTTCGGCGCCGACGGTTTCGCCGAGTGCGGGGAGTTCTTCGAGCAGCGCGTCGAACGCCGCGGGATCGGGATAGAGCACGCACGCACGCGTGAGCTGCTCGGTCGCTGAGTCGCGCGACTCCACGTCGAAGATCTTCGAGCGGTACCGCTTGTACTCGGCGCGGGTTGGACGACGAAAGAGAAAGTCGCGATCACACGCAGACGTCTCGAACACCGAGACGCCAGGGTTCGCGGCTTTGATCTCTTCGAGCTTCTTCGGATCGATTGGCACGGGCTACTCCTTGAGACCTGAGATGGGCGCCTTGCCGCCCTTCTTGATGTACATGATGTCGAGGTCGTACTTGGTCACCAGGGCGTCAGTACCCTCGCTGTGCGAGTCCTCGTCGTTCTTGATCAGACACCCGACGAGCGTGTCGGTGATGATCCCCTGCAAATCATCGGGCTGATAGTTCACTGTGATGGTGAACGCGACGTCCATGTACCCGGGACCCAATGCGTTCGTCAGGTCCTGCGCGAAGCGCTTGTACATGGTGATCGAACCCTCGGCGTCGTACTGACCGCGAGTGCGACCGATCGGCTGTGCGCTCGATCCGTGTTGCTTCGCGGGCTCTTTCTTGTGGCTGTACGAAAGCTCCTTGAAGCCCGAGATAATCTGCCCGTTGGCTTTCGCCTCGATCGAGGCGAACTCGTGCAAAAAGCCGTTAATGAGCGGTGTGGTGGCCATCGTCGTCGCTCCTTACGCGGCCGCCGGCACGAGCGCCGGGTTGTAGAAGCCGATTTCCTCTTCGATGAATTCGGCGTACCCGAGCGGGGTCACGCGCGTTTTCACGCGAAGAGTCTTCGTGCTGAGAATGTTGTCGGTGCGATTGACCTGGACGAGTACCGCGCTGGCGTCACCCGTCTGGGTAATCCCGGCTCGCAGCGCCGCAGTGACGTAGTCCTCGATGCCGCGCGCGTCGTTCTCGTTGATCGTGCCGTCGGCGTTGATCCGTAGCGAGGAGTTCAGGAACTGCAACAGCGCGTTGCGCGTCAGCGCGCACGCTTTGTTCATCACCCGCAGGTACTGGACCTCTTGGAAGTCCGAGCCCGCCGGCGCCATCGTCTTGCCGTTGGTGATGTAGAAACCCTGGCGGCCGATGATGCGTCGCAGCGTTGTGAACCGCGCCGCATCGAGTGCGGGCGTTGCGTTCTCGTCGCGATAGAGATTCGAGACACCGAGCACAGGGCCCGATGCGACGCGCCCGGGGTGCTCCGAGATCGGGATTGCCGCGAGTCGTGCAGACTCCACCCACGCCGCGCCGCGCTTGTACGTGCGGCCCGAGATCGGCGAGGAAAGATCCTCGTATCCCGCGCACATCGTGACGCGCTTGTCGGCGAAATTCGCCATCGCGGTCACAAGGATCGCGTCGGTCGTGTCGGGCGCCTCGAGGATTGCGTACGTGAACCGGTACGCGGTCTGCGCGGTCGCCATTTGCGTCGAGACCGCAGCCGCGAGCGCGGTAATCGGACCGTACGTGTTGAACGAGTAGACCTCGTCGAGTACGTAGGTGCCGGCCGCGAAGTGCGCGGTCAGGCCGGTCGTGCCGAGAATCACGGTGGACGCGGTGACGACGCCCGTCGTGTACGACGCGCCGCCGTCGAGCGACCACTTGAACGTTGCGGTCCCGACGATGCCCCCAAGGGTAATGTGAATGAGCAGGTCGTAGTATCCCGCCGGCGTGCCGGTGATCGTGATCGCGGGGCCGCTGCCGGTCTGAGACACGGTGCTCGTCGCGGGCGCGGGAGCGCCGACCACGAGCGCGTGGTCCCACTCTTTCGATGCGTCCGCGAGTAGCGCGGTGAACGCGTTCGCCAGGTCCGTCGTGGAGTAGCCGGGTGCGGTCGTCGTGAACGTGAACAGGTCGCCTGTTTGGAAGAACACGGGGCCGCTGCTTGGCGTGAACACGAGCGTGATGCCCGCATCGGAGATCACATACGTGCCGCTCGATGGCATCGAGATCTCAGGCGAGAACGTCGGGCCGTCGTCGAGCGAGTACTTGAACGCCGCTGTACCGAGCGTGCCGTCGCGGGTGATGATCACCTGGACAGAGTAGTTGTCGTTCGGCGTGGATCCCGTCGTCGCGAGCGTGCCCGTGCTCGAGCCCACACGCGTGACCGCCACGGTCGACGCGACGCCCGACACCGATTGATTCACCGGCACAACGTAGATCGGACCGCCCGCCACGGAGAGCGAATACGCGGCCGCTTCGACGGCAGGACCGTGGTTCAACGTGGCTTCGAGACCGGCCGTGTCGTTGAACGGGTAGATCGTGTTGGCAGTGCCCGCGGCACATGCGCCGAGCACTGCGACGATGCCGTCGGTGTTCTCGGGGATGATCCCGAGTGCGCCGTCGGTCACCGTGACCTTGACGTCATTGAGCGCCATTACTTCACCGCCAAGCTGCCGGCGCGAAGCACGGCGTCGTCGAACTGGGCCTCAGTGATCTCGCGACCGATCGGCCAACTTTCGAGAGCCTTCGCCGCCGCGAGTAGCCAAGCGACCGTCTTCTTTTTCGCGGCCCACTGCTCGAACGGCAGCCTGGGCGCGGGTGCTGTGTTTTCGTCCATCACTGCTCTCCGCACTGCAATGCGCCGTCGCCCGGAGTCGCCCCGGTGGGGTCATCCGCGACGGCCGTAATCGTGGTGGTTGCGATCGGTGGGTCGGTGATCTGCGTGGCGAGCGACATCGTGAGCACGACGTACTCGCCGGCCGTGATCCACTCGGGCGCGTCCCACTTCGCGTCTTCGAATTCGACCGAGCCCTGCGCGGTCTGCAAACCCGCGAGCACGATCGCTTCAAGAATCGCTTCGGCCTGGTCGAGATCCGTGCCCCACACATGCGCCTCGAACGTGATGTTCCGTGCGCGGCGTGGGCGCGGATTGTCCTGCGTGCGCCGCACGGGGCCGAACGTGTCGCGCGTGGGCACCCACACCACACGCGGTGCGGGATCTTCGTTGCTCGCGAGCCAGCGTCGCCCCGTCTCGTACGCGATCGTCGCCGACGGGTAGATCGTCGAGACGCGTGTCTGCATCTCGCCGAGCAGCTGCGACAGCTTCGACACGTCAGCCTTTTTTCAGCGTACGCAGGGTGCGATCCGCGATCGATCGAAACGCCGCTTGCCAGCGCGGTCCGAGGTTCTGCCCATCGGGCAGCATCGGTCGCGCGGGGATCGTTTGCGTGTGTGCGCTGAGGAACGTGACGCCCACCGAGCGACCCTTGCGATTCTGCTGTTTCTCTTTGGCGAGAAATCGTCCGCGCTTGCCGCGGGCGCGCGTCGATGCTTTGTGATGGATCGCACCGCCGTGTTGGTGAATCCCCGCGTATTCCACCGGCGAGACGATCACGAATCCGTTCGGTGCGTGGCGCTTCGAGAACGACCCGCGCAGACGGCCGCTCTTCACGAGGATACGTGAGCCCTTGGTGCCCGATGCGTGTGGCGCCCACTTCGAGTCGTCGGGTGCGACGGACTTACGAAACCCGGCACGAACTTGTTTGAGCGCCTCATCACCCAGCGCGAATTGGAGGCGCCGCTCCATCTCACCCGAGGCGAGCTTGCCGAGCAGACGGAGCGGCATCGGGCCCTTGGCGCGAACGCCCGAGCCCACTACCACCCTCGCGAGGGATCGGACACCACATCGGCCATCGGGTCGGCCGCGGGTTGTGTGCTCGTGACGTCAGGCGTGACACGCCCGTTCGAGACATCACGGAGCCAGTAGATCGCGTCCATGTAGCGTTCGCGAATCTGCTCGTCGGCGCCTGCGGGATTGAAGCCGCGTTTCGCCATCATGTTGTACGCGGCGATCAGGCTCGCATGCAGCCGCACGTCGAGGCCCCACGTGAGCAGGGGCAGCGCGTAGCGCGCGGCGAAGTACCCGAGCACCGTCGCACTCGCCGCATCGCACGCGTTCTGCTGATCCGTCGGGCTAACATTGGCGACGGCGCCCGCGGGGATTGCGAGCGAGGTGACGTCGCTGGGTGTGATCAGCGACTGCACTTAGTCCTCGTCGGCGGGTTGCGCGCGACGCTTTTCGTCGGAGGTCTCAGGGCGAGGCATCTGACCCCTGGGCCAGGTTGCGATGAGGGTTTTCACATCGCCCTCGAGTTCGTGGATGCGGCCCATGTACTCGGTCCGCAGTTGCTTTGATTGGTGCGCGACCTGGTCGGCGACGGATCGACGAAGCGTGTCGATCTCACCGTCCTTCTCGCGCAGCTGCCGCTCGAGATCACGGATACGTGCGTCCTTGTCCGCGAACGTGACCACGGGCTTCGCCGGCGGCGGAAGCGCGGGTTTCCCCTCGTAGACGATCTCGAGGTGTTTGTCGGCCTCGAGTTCGGCGAGCTGGTCGAGGGTGACCTCGCACTCCTCGCTGAAACGATTGCGCGGCCAGTAGTGCCCTGCGCGGTACCGTCCGGGGTCTTCGCGAATGTTGCCCATCGAGTCACGAAACGTCGGGCTTCCGACGCCGTCGGGGAGATTCGCGCGACCACGAACCCGCACCGTCTCTGACGAAGAGATCGGTGCGGGCGTGGTTTGCGCGGCGTTGTTCGCGCGAGCCATTACGGACCCGTGCACTTCGCCGCGAGCCACCAGAGCGACGTGAGTGCAACGCCTCGCGCGCGGACGTTGTACCGGTACTGATCGAGGTTCACGACGTTCGGGTCACTCGGGCTGACCTGTGGAACGAGGTCCGGTGCGTAGCGAAGCTGCCATCCGAAGGGCTTCACGGCGCGCTTCGTGGACATCAGATACCAGGACTTATCGTCCGTGAGTTCCGGGATCACCAAAAGATCGACGCCCTTGGTGTTGAGCGTGTTGGTGTTCGACCCGACCATCGTCTGCCCAAAGAGCTGTGCAGGCGCGATGATGCCGGCGTTCAGGATCAACCGCGCATCTTCCTCGAGGGCCGGGGGCACCACGAGCAGGTCAGGCTGCACACCGAGCGGCTTGCCGTTCTCACCCACCCAGCCGCGCATCGCGGCCTTGACCTTCTTGAAATTGTCGGGCGTGAGTGCGGTGCTCGGAAACAGGTTCGACTGCGTCGTGTCGGTGCCGTTGCGGGCCTTGACCGTCGCGTCGTATTTGTTCACCGGGTGTGAGGCGTCGAAGTAGTTCGCGCCGTCGTAGATCACGGTGCTGTTCGCCGCCTCCATCGCCGCAGCGATCTGCTGGTCGGGCCACTTCTTCGATGCCTCGCCGAGCATCTGCACGGTCGGCGTGAACGCGCCGTACTGATCGTCCTCGATGTCGTCGCGCTCAAGCGTGACGGACTCTTGGAACTTCTTGTTCGAGACCGACTGCAGGTAGGTCGCAATCGATTCGACAGTGCGCGGGCCGATCCACTCGCGCAGCACTGCAAACTGCTGCATCCAGAAGTAGACGTTCGTGCGCGACTTGCTCGGATAGATCGTCGCGATGCGCTGGTACCAGACCTCTTGGGCCTCGTACGCCTTCGCGAAGTCGGTGTGAAATTGGGTGAAAACGCCCTGGAGGAATCCCTGGGTGATCATCGTTTGGCTCTCACGTGGTGTGGAGAAACGCGAGTGCCCCGAGTGAACGAGTCACTGCGGGGCACTTAGTGCGTTTCGAAAAATGGTGTGTGGACTAGGAGACGCCTGCGCGGAGGGCGACGATCAACCAGACCTGCCCATTCGCATCGAGGTGATGCAGTTTGCCCGCGTACGGGCGCGATGAGCCGCTCGAGGAGAGCGACACCGTGTGATCATCGACGGCGTACAGATCCGTGCCGACCTGCGTGGCCGCAAGCACGGGCGAGCCCGAGTCGTTGTCGTACGCGAACACACCGATCTCGGCCTCGACGTTGATGACGGGGCTCCCGCCGGCAACGTGGCCCGCGATGGTGTTGTCATACGTGCGACGTGCACGGCCGACGACCTTGTCAGTGCTCGTTGCGCGCGCGGGACGCATGTATCCGCTGTTGTCCTGCGACACCAGCGCGCCCGCGTAGATGATCACGTCGTCCGCGATCGTGGCCGCGAAGGGCGAGAGGTCCGAGTTCGCCTCGGGTGCGCCGAGCTGCGGCGTCTTGCGTTCTGCACTCAGTCCAGACATGGATCTACTCCTCGTCCTCGTCGTCCGGTGGAGCGACGGGTTTGCTGGTCATTTCAACTGCGCGCATGCGCGCGTACGCGTCCTCGTCAAACGAGGGGTTTGCCCACGCGGCCCCGCGCAGCTCTTCCTTCGAGAGCGTCACCTGTACGGGTGGCCCACTCTTCGAGAGCTGCACCTGGTGAACGCGGCTACCGCGTCCGCCCGTGGTCGCGCCGTCGGTTGCGTGCTGGCGATCGTGTTCGCGGTTCGTGCGCACCTTCTTCTCGGCTCCTTCCACGTATTCCTTGAGCAGGACCGTCGAGAGCTTCGAGAGAAACGCACCGCGCGAGCCTTCGCCCCTGGATTCCGCGGGGGTGATCTTTCCATCAGGCACAGCGCGTTCGAGAATCACGCTTCGCTCGTCTCGAGCCCGAGCCGCCTCGGACTTGTCGAACTTGGACTCTAGTTCCCGAATGCGCGACAACATCACGCGCTCGGCTTCGCTGCTGCCGTCGCGCGAGTGCTTGCGGTCCGCAGCTTCGTCGTCCTCGTCGTCTTTCTTGACGTCGTCGTGCTTACGGTCCTTCGCCTCGTCGCCGTCGGGCTCTTCGTGCGGCGGCGCGTCGCCATCACCGTCAGGCATGTGCTTCGCGAGCTTCGCGTCGTAGGCCTTGAGATCGTCCAGGGACATCTCGTCAAACTTCTTGTCGTACGCGGCCTTCATGACGGCGTCGTACATGGCGCCGTGAAGCTTCGCGTGACGCGCGTGAATCTTCGCCTTGAGTTCCGATTTATCCATGGCCTTGACCCTTTGGGGTGATTGCTTTTCCGCCGCGACAAGCGGCTCGAGATCCCGCATCGCGGGCAAATTCGTGAGCGCGATATTCGTGAGTTCGACGACGCGCTCTTCCTCGTCGACCAGAAACGCGGGCGAGAAGTAGGCGAACTCGCGGTTCGAGATTCGCTGCAACGCGAGCGGCGTCCAGACCACGTTGGTGGCCCAGAGTTCGTCGCCCCTCAACTCAGGGGTAAACCACCCCGCGGCCTTATTCTGCTCCGCGGGATCGCTGCCGTTTTCTAGCGGTCGCACCATGCCGTGCGAGTAGTCGATCGGATAGCGGTTACCCCATCGGGTAGCCGCCTCCATCACGAGCTTCGCGGCCTCTTCGTCGAACAGAATGTCCCCCTTCTCGGAGTCATTCCATCCGGCGCGGAAGATGCGAAATTCGCGCGGAGGCGTCGCAGGCGCGTCGTGGTCGGCAGCGGATGCCACCGACCCGAGCGCATGTGCAGAGAATCGCGGGCGCACGATTACGACGAGGTGATGGTTTCCCAGGCCGCCGCGACGCGGATGCAAAGCTTGTGGAGCGTCGCGTCGTAGACAACGAGGCCCTCGGCCGGTGACCCGATCGCGTTCTTCTGCGTCGTCGTCATCACAGGGATCAGCACGCCCTGCGTGGTGCTGATGAACGTCGCGAGCGCGCTCGCGTTTGCGGCGCCGCCCATCGCGACCGAGCCGCTGATGGTCGTGGTCTTGCCCGCCTGTCCGAGCGCGACAGCGTTCGACGCACCGCCTACAGTGAGCGTGCTACCCGATGCAGCTTCCACCGCCATCGCGCCAGAGCCCGTGATCGCCTTGCCCGAGCCGACGGTCATGCCGCCTGGGTGAGAGTCAGCGACCGCGGACCGGCCGATCGCGACGCTTGTGGCACTGGTCGCGCCGACAGCGATGGACGTGGTGCCGTCGATCGACACGGCGCCCGTGGCGTTGATCGTGGCGGTGCCCGCGGACTGCGAGAGGTTGCCCGAGATCGTGCCACCAACACCGCCGCCCTGGACGACACCGTTGACGATCGTTTGCTCGTTCTTCGAGACGCCAGATCGGTACGCGGCGATGTCCACCTTCGCGGTCGCGCCGCTGGTGCTGTTGCCGGTGATGCGGATGTCGCCGGTGAAGCCTGACAGCTTGATCGTTGCGCCAGCGCCTGCACTCACCGTGTACGTCGAGGAGTCTGCGACGAACACGCCGCCCGCATACGGCGCACGGTAGATCGTGATCGTGTTGATCGGGTTGACGCCACCGGTCTCGGTGATGGTCACCTCGATCACATCGGCGGGCGGGTCGGCGATCTTGCCGCCAATCCCAGAGCTACCCCCGGGGAGAAGGTCCGTCTCCACCGCGGCGGAGAGGGTAACGGTCTGAGACTTGGAGGTGTAAATCAACTGGTCCATTACGCGGCCTCGTTGGTCGTGTCGTCGTTGGGAGGAGTGGGCTCGAGCGGCATCGGCGGCACGAGCGGGGCCGGTTGGACCGGCAGATTGAATCGATCGACCACGGCATCCATGTCGACCTTCGCGCCCAATTGCGTGAGCACCTGGAGTGCGTTCGCGACGGTGAGCATCGTGGTGGCGGTCTTCGCTTGGTCTTCGCGCGGTGCCGCGTCCCAGAAGGGCTTCGGCGCTAGCGTCTCGGCATCGTCGCCAAAGTTAAAAATCGTCCAGGGCCGCACGGCCTGCGTGTAGAGGCATGCGGCGAGCGACACTGCGTCGGCCTGCTTGTAATCGTCGCGCACGCCGTCAGCGACTTTCGCGGCGGCGAAGCTCCCACCCTCGATCTCGCCGCCCGACATGTTCTGCCCGAGCAGCACCAAGTTGATGGACGCGTCGCCGCGCTTGAGCGTGGCTTCGAACGTTTCCCAGTTCGCTTTCGCGGCAACCGAGACGAGTTCGAGCCCGAACTTCTGCCCGTCGCTACCCTGCGGGGCGAGGATCGCGCCCGTCGATCCGAGCTGTGCGATCTGTTGAAAGAAGCGGCGCTTGTCTGAATCGGTCGCCGACGCGGGCACGATCGCTTGCTTGATCGGCAGTCCGTAGACTTCGTTGAAGCGTCCCCAGTCGCGCCACGTGTACATACGTGCGAGCACGGGCGTGAACAGCGATCGCACAGCACCGCGGATCCACGAGCGGTAGTAGCCGTGGCGCGAGTAGAGCAACCACTTGCCGTCGCCAGGCTCGATGTAGATCACGCCCTCTTGCGCAATCGCGACGTATTTTCGCAGGTCTAGGCGGTAGTAAATGTACTGCGGGTGCCAGAGCTTTAGCGTAGGTACCCAGCGCTCGCCGGATGTGTCCCAGATGATCTCCGCGAGCGCGAAGCCCATCATCGCTTCCCACTGGAGAAGCTCCTCAAGGACCGAAGGAGGACAGATCCAGCCCCAATCCTCGCGTAGTGCGTCCGCGACCTTGCGTGCGCGGCGGTTGTTCTCGTCGCTCGCCTGGATCTCGAACGGCAGACCCTGCAGACCGAGCACGCGCGTGTTGAGCGCGGATGCGACGCGATCGTCGCGGAACATGAAATCGCAGAGCAGCGCGCTTGCGTTGAAGTAGCCTGCGTCGTGCGAATCAATCGCGGCGCGCGTTGTGGGTACGTCCCACTTCGATGCCTGGCCGACGATGAGGTCCGTGAACTCGAGACCACCGGGGCTCCCGAGTGTCGGGATCACGCCGACGCCACCACCACGTGCGCGTGTGGGCTCGCCGAAATCCAGCTTGCCACCACGCGCTTCAGTGCGTGGCGTGAAACGACGCGTGAGCGCGTCGGCTGTGCGTCGGAAGAGCCCCATGGGTTACCAGCGAGGGGAGACGGGAAGGAAACTATCGGAGTCGTCGAGACTGGGAGGCACGTCGCCGGTGAGAACCGCCACGGCGTCGCTCAGCGTATCCATCTGGTCATCGGCACCGAGTGGAGCGGCTTCGAGTTCTTCGTGGAGCGGATCGAGCCATGGACCGCGCACGACCGCGAGATTGCCTGTCATCGCTCGCGCACTCGCAGGGCCGAACCGCACAAGCTTGTTTCCTGTGGGGCGACGCGCACGGATCGTGATCCCAGGATTCTCGTTCTGATACGAGCGCACCTGGTCGACGCCGGCCTGGCCGGGGTCCTGCGGGATCCACTGCGTGATGCTCGGGTCGTCTTTCTTGTCCGCCTGTGCGGTGGCCTTGAACTTCGCGCGTACTTCGTCAGGTCGCCCGCGAAACCGAATCACGTGCTCGACCACCACAAGCTTTTCGGCCGTGATGCATGCGCGTAGTCCGACCGTCCAGTCACCATCGGTCGTCGCGGCGAAGTCCCAACATCGCACCCGCGTCACTGCGGTGGGTGCGGCGTCGACGTGGCGAACCTTCTCGCGATCCCAGTAATCCTTCGGCGCGGGCTTCTTGAGCCAGTCACCCTCGAGAAGTTGTGCGCGGCGCAGCGGGTCCAGCTGCATCAGTTGCGCGCGATATCCCGGATCGAGGTGCGGGTTGTCACTGAGCAGAGACGGAATGAACGTGCGCGATCTCGCATCGGGCGTGCCGCGCGTAACCTCATCGTCGCCGACGTACCAGCGTCGCTCGCCAGGGATTGCGTGGCGTACGTGCTTCGGGTCGAGCCACGCGGCCCAGCGCGCGAATACCCACTCGCCAGTCGCGTCTGACGGCGGGTTTGTGCCAGCTCGAGACCAGTACGGCAGTGTGCGGTCTACGCCCCGAAGACGAGCGCGGATGCCGCGGTACTGCCGTTCGGTGAAGTGTGTCAGCTCGTCGAACAGCACCTCACTGAACTCGAATGAATCGAAATTGCGAACGTCGTTGTCGTGCGCGCAATGCGACATCCACAGCGTTGCACCGCTCGGAAACGTCCACCGCACCTGGGGCGACTGCACCAACGTGGCGCCGAACTTTGGATAGAGACCCCGACTCTTGTCGATCGCGTCGCCGAGGTACGTGGCCTCGCGCCGTAGATACAGTCCGCGATACCGCGGGTTCTCCATCCATCGCAGTGGACACGCGAGAAGACCGAGCGACTTGCCGCCACCGGCCGCACCGCCGAAGAGCACTTCGTGTGCGTTACTTGCTAGGAATGACCACTGCCGCGCCGTCGGTTGGAAGACGACTTCCTGCTTCGGCGTCAACCGGTTCATCGATTTCGAGTGCGGGGAGGATTGCGACCTTGGCGACCGTTTGGATGCTCACCGCACTACCATCCGGCCCAGAGTGTTCGACGCGTTGACGAGAGCCGTACTTGTCGGGCAGGCGTCTCTCAAGCTGCCATTGCAGCCCCTTGTGCCCCTTCGGGTCGCTCGCGATCAGATCGAGAGCTTCGATCTCCCACGCTGCAACCGCGGCGCGAAAGTCGCGAGCAAACGCGGCGAACACTGGGTCAGGCTCCTCGCATTCGCCGCGGTCTAGCCAGTAGTAAAGCGTATTGCGGTGGAACCCGATCAGGTCACAGATCGTGCTGACGAAGACCCCTTTGCGTGCGTGCTGAACGATCTCCGCGTGAAGTTCAGGGGTGAGACTTGTTCCGCGTGCCACGTTGAGGGCTCGTGTGTCGCAACATCGCGCGACGCTGTGCACGGTTCGGGATGTACTGGCCCGCGAGTCGCGCTCGCTCGATCGGATTCTTCGGCGCGCGAACGATCCGCACTGCTGTCTGACTCGCATCGGGAACTCGCGGGAGCGAGACAGTCGTCGACGAGATATCGACGGCCACCGCTT